AACCACAAACATTCAAATTCATTCCTATGCTCTGCGTAGATAATCCTGTACTTCTAAAAAATGATCCTAAATACATTGGTAAGCTAATGGCTAAGGATAGGGTGAGTATGCTTCGCTATCTCAAAGGTTCTTGGACTGCTGAGGTTAAAGGTGAAAGTGTAGTGACACGAGACATCTTTGAAATAATTGACAAACCACCTGTCAAATTAAAAGCCAAGATAAGAGGCTGGGATTTGGCAACAACAGAGCCATCTGAGAAGAATAATTTTGATGCAGACTGGACAGTAGGTGTATTAATGGGCAAAGATGAATATGGTACGTATTATATATTGGACGTTGTAAGATGTCGTAAAGGTGTTGCTGGGACAGTTCAGACATTGGTTGAAACTGGAATAAAAGACGACGGTGTTGTACAGGTCATCCCTTGTGATGCAGGAGCTGCTGGTAAAGTGGCAGCGAGATTCTTCCAAGATAAACTCGTAGAGCATGGCGTTCCATCAAGACTTGAACCAACAAACCCTCACTCTAACAAGATGAACAGATTCCTCCCTTTTGCCGGAATAGCTCACGAGAATAGGGTTAAGATTGTCAGGGCTGAGTGGAACGATGCATTGCTAAATGAAATGACAGCTTTTGATGGTGAAAGATCAACTAAATATAAAAAAGACGATCAGGTGGACGCTTTATCAACAGCTTTTAAGTGGCTTGCTAAAGTGGTAACGCTTCCTCCAATATCAGTACCTGTAATGACAAATACATTTACGCAACCTAAAATTTAAATTATATTAAAATAAAGCTTGACAAATAGCAATTATTATGGTATAATCAACGATATAAAAAATTAATAATAAAAAGGGCAAACTATGGCGCAAAAGAAATCTGCTGTATCTGTCTCTGAAAAAGCTAAATCGCAAGATGAGGGAGTAATTATTCCTCGTTCATCCTTCGCAGAAACAGGGCGAATCGGATTAAATGTTGTAAACGGAAGAATCATTGAAGAAGCTAATGCTGCTTTCCAGTATCCTAGATTTATTTACACTGTTGATGAAATGGTGAATAACTCCACTGTTGGGGCTGCTTTAAATGTCTATGATTTCATGCTCACAAAGCCTGACTGGAAAGTGACAGCTTCACCATCTGCTTCCGAGATTACAAAAGAGCGAGCTGTGCTTATTAACACAATGTTAAATGATATGGATCATTCATTCAGGGATTTCATTAACAATGTGTCATCTTATTTACGATATGGTTATGCTCTATTTGAACCTGTAAGGCGCAGACGATTACGAATGAAAGGTAGTCGATTCAATGATGGCGTCATCGGCATTCGTAAATTAGCATTCAGAAGTCAGACAACAATTGACAAATGGATATTCTCAGATGATGGGAATGATTTGTTGAGAGTAAGACAAACAACAAAAATAAAACCTAATGGTGTTGACACAGCGAAAGCTCCTTGGGTGGAATTGGACATGAAAGACTTGCTGCATTTTACATGCAATAGTAAGAAATCAAATCCAGAAGGTGCTAGTTTACTTAAAAATATCTACCTTCCGTTTAAACAAATGGAGCTGCTGAGAGAACATCAGTTTATCAGTATTGCTAAAGATGCACAAGGGATGCTCAAAATCGAAGCTCCTGTAAACTACTTCTCAGACCAAGCCGATGCTAATGAAAAAGCAACGATTGCTAATTTTCAAGCAATGTTGACAAATCACGCAAATGGTACGCTTGGTGGAATGTTAGTTCCAAATCAAACTGATCTTGACACAAAAGCCAAGCTCTTTAGTTACGAATTGTTAGAGAACAAAGGGTCAGCAAAAGTATCTGTACAACCTATCATTCAGTCATTCCAGCAAGATATTTTAACAGCTTTAAATGTCGATATTCTTCGCCTAGGTGCTGACGGAACAGGCAGCTTTGCTTTAGCTGATAGTAAAACATCTATATTAGCTTTAGCGATTGATTGCCGATTACGTGAGATCAAGGATGTTCTTAATCATCAACTGATTCCTATGATATACCAATGGAATGGTTGGAGTCAAGAAGAATTACCAGAATTTGTTTATGAATCTCCTGAAGAAGTAGATTTAGAAACATTCAGTAAGGCTATCCAACGTATTTATGCGGTAGATGGTGTGGAAGTAGATCGTGAGATTATGAACATAATTCGTGTTGCTCTTGGTGCAAAACCAAAGCCTGAAGATGAACCAATCAATGAAGACCAGCTCCCTTCCAGTCGTGCCGCAAAAGGTGAATTGCAAACTGGAAGTGGTAAAGGAATGGGGTTAGGTAAATCGGGGAACGGAACAGCAGATATTGGTGGCAATAGTTCTAGTAAAGATAATTCCACAGCAAATAAGGAAAATTAAATGGGAAAAATAACACGGTTTTTGTGGAACACTCCCCAGCTCATTAGTCTTGAAGGTATGAACCGTGTTGTTTCGTATCTTGAGCAGCGTAATGAGTATGAACTGTTCCAGAGTCTTTCAGACAAGATGCCTAAGAAGAAATGCGACGATATGCCAGATGATTGTGAAGATGATGATGAGGAAATACCTTGTAATCCACTCCCAGCAACACCTATTCAAATTGGTGTAGTAGAAGTTTGTGGTGATCTCACTTACAAACCATCTTTCGACTTATGCACTGACACTACATCATACCTTGATCTTGAGGAAGATGTCAAGGAAATGTTGGAGTCTGGTGTAAAGATGCTCGTAATGAATTATTCGTCAGGTGGTGGTGAAGCTTCTCACTGTTTTGAAATTGCGAATAACGTTAGAGCTTTAGCAGATAGCTATGGTGTTCCAATCTACGCTTATGTTGATGAGTGTGCTTGTAGCGCTGCTTATGCTTGGGCTGTAATTGCAGATGAGGTGTATATTAACCCTTCAGCAAAAGCGGGCAGTATCGGCGTATTGGTTGCGATCCTCGATGATTCTGAGGCAATGAAGATGAAGGGGTATAAACGAATATTCATTACATCTGGCGATAACAAAGTGCCATTTGATGAAGAAGGTGCTTTCAAGAAAGAGTTTTTGGACAAAATTCAAAAAGAAGTGAATAAGGCAAATGATGAATTTGCAGCTCATGTCAGCAAATATTCTGGTTTGAGCATAGAAGCAATCAAAGCTATGCAGGCTGAAGTTTACACAGCAGAAGAGTCTTTGAGTAAAGGATTGGTTAACGGAGTAATGACTCAAAACCAGTTTGTTGATTATATAACAAAAAAATATGAGGAGCTTTATACATGAAGCAAAAATTACAATCTGCAATTGAGAACGTTTTGGGTAGTAACGGTAATCAAGATGCAGTTATTCAAAAGTTGTCAGCAGAATTGAACGAAGTGAGTGAGTTGCATGCTCAGGCTGTTCTGGATGTTGCTAAATTTAAAACTGAAGTAGCTACATTATCTGAAGACTTAGCAAAAGCTAAAGAAGAATTATCTTCGTTGAGTGCAATTAAAGCGCAAATTGAAGCTCAAGCTAAAGCGGATAAATTAAACACTCGTTTTAGTTCTCTGTCACAACACGTTGGTGATAACAAAGCAGAAGCTTTAAAACCTATTGTTGAAAACATGTCTGACGAGCAATTCGACACTTTGTTGTCTACATTTAAAGATGTGTCGGCTAAAGAAGATAAAGAATTTGCAGAAAAAGGTAGCGCAGCTACTATCGAAGCTAGTGAAGTGGAACTCGATCCTGTCAAAGCACAAGTCGAATACGCTAAAAACAAAAATAAATCTAATTAAGGAGATATAATATGGCAGTTGTTGCTACACAAATGGCTCGCATGAGCGATTTAATCAAAAAATACGGTTTGCAATTCCCTGAGATGCATTTTGAAGTGGTTACAGTGAATGAAGCTACCGCAAAAACTTACAAGCTTGGTCAAGCATTAGGTAAAGTTACAGCTTCGGGTAAATACAAAATCGCTGTTGAAACAGCAGTAGACGGTAGTAAAGTGGTTGCAGCTTTGTTTGTCGGCGATTTACTAGGTCAACCTGTTGACACAGCTATTGCAGCAACCACAGACACTAAAGTGTTAGTTTTGGTTCGTGACACTATTGTCGATAAAAACCAAGTGTTGTTGGATTCAACTTACGATAACGGTACTAAAGTTAATCAAGCCTTGGCTGATTTAGCTGCGTTGCGCATCTTTGCGGAAACCTCTGTATAATAATTAAAATAAGAAAAAGGAAATAATCATGACTTTAGAACGTAGCTTAAATAATAATTTTAAAGTACAAGACTTTACAGAAGCAGTTATTCAAATCCCTAATACTTGGGGCACTATTAGTCAGTTGGGCATCTTTACTCCAGAACCAGTGATGACTTCTATTGTTGGTTTCGAAGAAATCGTTGAAGGTAATGGTAAATTGATTGACCGTGTACGCGGCGAACGTAACACTGTTAACCGTGGGGATGTACGTAAAGTTCACCAATTCTCTATTCCTCACTTTCCACTGGATGACCAAATTCTTCCAAAAGATTTGATTGCCAACTCTCGATATAATTCTCGCACAGAAGCTGAGCGTTTGCAAGATGTTCGTGATCGTAAAATGCGTTATATTCGTCGTAAGCACGCATCTACTCTGGAAGTTGCTCGTGCACAATTGTTGACAGCAGGTACAGTTTATGCTCCAAGCGGTACTGTCGCACAAAACTGGTTTACTGAGTTCGGTGTAACTCAAACAAGTATTGACTTTGTATTGGGTACTGGTGCTACTGACGTTCGCGGTAAGTTTGAACAAGCTATTGCAGCTATTCAAGATAACGCTGGTTTGGTAGATATGACAGGTATTGTATGTTTGGCTTCTCCAGAATGGTTTGCTAAATTTATCAATCACCAAGCAATCACTACTGCTTACCAATACTTTGCTGGTACAAACCAAAACGGTAATCCATTGCGTGATCGTGTAGGTGGTGGTGCAACTGTAATGCATCGTGAGTTTATCTATATGGGTGTTCGTATCATCGAGATGCGTGACACAATTGATGGTACTCGCTTGATCCCAGCTAACACTGCTGTATTCGTTCCAACTGGTACTGATGCATTCCGTACTTATTTCGCTCCTTGCGAAACTCGTATGAGTACTATCAATACTCTGGGCGAAGAAATGTACTGGTTCGAGAAAGATATGGATGACAAAGGTATTGTTATCGAAACTGAATCGAATTTCGCTAACGGTTGCTTACGTCCAGCATTGATTATCGCTGCTACCACATCGAATTAATCGAGTAATTGTTTTACAAAACAGCTTCTCACGAGGCTGTTTCAATAAGATAATTACAAGGAGAAAATATGATTGATATTACAACAGACGTAGGGAAAGTAAGAGTTAGGGTTGGTGATATTCTTGATATTCCATTCCTTGATGACAGTGTTTATGCTTATGTAATCTCCAGCAAATCAGGTAATTTATATGCAGCAGCAAAAGAATGCGCTCAGTATATTTTAGCGATGATGGCAACGAGAACACATACAAAACTAGATCAACTTGAAGTTTTTGGTAGCGATACTTACAAGAATTATCAAGATTTTCTGGTCAGGTTAACAAGAGATGTGTCGTTTAGTTCTGCAACATTACTTCCGTTCGGTGCTTTAATTCAGCAAAATGAAGACTTGGTTAAATTTAAAACGTATTGGGATGAGAATTACTACGCTGGGACGCAGCTTGAGGATTTGAAACTCGGTGCTGAAATTATCAACGGAGGGATAGGATGGAGAGCAGTTTAATCTTTGGTGTCGAGGAGATATTCAGAACATTCGGGGCAAAGCAAACTTTGATTGTTACAGGAGAGCCTGTATATCAAGATGGTGAAGTGGTTCCTGCTGTTCCTACCGCTTATGAAATTGTTGCTGCTATTCTTGACTATCCGGCAATATCTATGGGGAAGAAAACAGGATTTAATTCTTTGATTGAAGCTGGTGATAAGAAATGTTTGGTTAAATACGGCACATGCCCAGAACCGAGAGCGGAGAAAGATACAATAAGAATAACAGGTGAAGACTGGCGAATACTCAACGTGAAAGCTTTAAATCCAACAGGAAGTAAAGTGTATTATTATGAGATTCATGCGAGACGTTAATATTCTATTGACAAAATAACTGCAATATGGTATAATAAGGAAAATTTAGATGGAAGATTTCTACTCAAGTATGTTGAAAAATATTGAAGAAGTAAAGAATGAGATAGATACAGAAATCAAAAATATTCTTTATGATGTATCAACAATTCTTATTCAATATAGTCCAAAACCTTCAGGAACAATTGATTACATTGAACCCACGTATTCTAAGGGGTTATTTGCAAATCAGTGGTATTACACGTTTGAAACCCCCAGCTCAGAATTAACGAATGATATTGACTACTCTGGCTCTGATAGTTTCTCAAGAGCTAAAGCAATAAAAACAGGGAAGCGTATTGAAAATGATTTCTCATACTATGCAATAAATAATACAGAATATTCTGATAAAGTGGAGTATCTTGGTTGGCAATTCACTTCTCCAT